GTGGGCCGTATATTCCACGCATAAGCATACACCGGAGAAGCCCCGGCTCCGTCTGATCGTTCCGCTCGATCGGGAGGTCAGCGCGGACGAGTACGAGGCCATCGCGCGCAAGGTCGCGGAGAAGGTCGGCATCGACTACTTCGACGACAGCAGCTACCAGTCGACCCGGCTCATGTACTGGCCCTCGCACAGTGCAGACGTCGCCCCGTTCTTCGAGTCGAACGACGCGGAGATTCTGAAGGCGGACGAGATCCTGCGCGAGTACAGGGACTGGACGGACGTCGCGGAATGGCCGGAGTCGTCACGCATGACGGGGATCCGGAAGAGGCTCGCGGACAAGCAGGGCGACCCGCTGGAGAAGAAGGGACCGGTCGGGTTGTTCTGCCGCACGTACGGAGTCGTGGAGGCTATGAACAAGTTCCTGCCGGGCGTATACGTCCCGACGACAAGGGAGGACCGCTACACCTACGCGGCGGGCTCCACAGCTGCCGGCGTCGTGATCTATGAGGGCGGGAAGTTTTTCTACTCCAACCACGGCACGGATCCGCTCGGCGGGCAGCTGCTGAACGCGTTCGACCTCGTTCGGCTGTACAAGTTCCGGGACCTGGACGAGGGAAGCGACAAGAGGGGCGCGAACGCGCCCAGCTGGAAGGCGATGCGGGACCTGATCCGCGAGGACGAGGACTGCATCCGCCAACTGTACAAAGAGAAGGACGCGGAGGCGAAGGATGACTTCGCAGAGCCTGCGGCAGACGGCGACTGGAGACTCCAGCTGCAGATGACCGCGGCAATGGGTATCGCGCCGACAGTGGCAAACGCGACGCTGATCCTCGAGAACGACGAGAACCTGCAGGGCATCCGCTTCAACGAGATGGAGGGCCTGATCTACGCGGACGACCTCCCCTGGGGACAGCTGAGGGGCGCATGGAGAGATGCGGACGACGCTCAGCTCCTTTTGTATATCGCGCAGAAGCACGGCGTGGAATTTCCCGCGGTGCGGCTGCGGACAGCACTGGTCGCGGTCGCGGACCGGCGCAAGTATCATCCGGTCCGGGAGTATCTGGAAGCGCTGCCGGAGTGGGACGGGAAGGAACGGCTCGACCATCTTCTGACGGACTACCTCGGCGCGGATGACAACATCTACACGCGGGAAGTGATCCGGAAGTCGCTGACGGCTGCGGTCGCGAGAATCTACGAGCCGGGCATCAAGTTCGATTATATGACGGTCCTGATCGGTCCGCAGGGCGCAGGAAAGAGCACGTTCTTCGAGCGGCTCGCGCGCAGGCCGGCATGGTTCACTGACTCGCTGAAGATGGACATGATGAACAAGATCAAGGACAGCGGTGAGCAGCTGCAGGGTGCCTGGATCGTCGAGATCGGAGAGATGACCGGCATGAAGAAGGCGGACATAGAAGCGGTGAAGAGCTTCGTCTCACGTACCAGTGACGACTACCGTGCGGCCTTCGGCCACTACAAAGAGAAGCGCCCGCGGCAGTGTATCGTTGTCGGTTCCACGAACGCGGAGGAGGGCTTCCTGCGGGACGTGACCGGGAACCGGCGCTTCTGGCCGGTGCGCATCAGGAAGGGCGAGCGCGTGAAGGCGCGCGACCTGACGGCGGCCACGGTCGACCAGATCTGGGCCGAGGCGAAGATCACCTACGAGCTCGGGGAGGATCTGGTCCTGTCAGAAGCTGCGGAAGCGCTGGCGGTTGACGCGCAGCGCGAAGCAATGGAGCAGGACGACCGGCAGGGCCTTGTGGAGGAATACCTGGAGAGGCTTCTGCCGGAAGGCTGGGAGGATATGGACGTTGACAGGAGGCTACTTTTCCTGGACAGCGACGAGGTCGGAACGGTAAGGAGGACAGAGGTCTCGAACATGGAAATATGGGTTGAAGCTCTGCATGGATCCCAGAACAAAATCGAGGCGAAGGACTCCTACGCCATCGCGAAGATCATGGCGAAGATCCCTGGATGGTCAAAAGGAGGGAGCCGGAGGCAGGTGAATTACGGAAAGCAGAGGGTGTACAAACGGAACTAAATGGAACAAGGAACAAGTGGAACAAGATTTATATAGAGTTTTGTATTAGAAAAACACACGCATATGTGCCCGCGTGTTTGCGCGTATGCGCGTATATAGAAAATCGTTCCAACTTGTTCCACTTGTTCCACCAATGGGCAAAAACCCGCATGAATACTGGATTTTTTGGAGGAACAAGATGACGGAACGAGAAAGAGACACGGAGGCATGGCTTCGAAGGCGGATCGAAGACCTGGGCGGAATGTTTTTGAAGTTCACAAGCCCAGGGAATGATGGGGTGCCGGACCGGATCGCCATGTTCCCTGATGGGCGGATCGTGTTCGTTGAATTGAAAACCACGAATGGCAGACTCGCAAGGATACAGTGGTATCAGATCCACAGGCTCATCACATTACACCAGCAAGTATGTGTCATACGAGGGGAGACAGCGGCGAGGAATTTCCTGCGGGACATGAGGGACCACAGCATAGACTCCGTCGATTATTACCCGGACGGAGATTACCCGATTGACTCGCTGTGGGAGTTCAATGACGGGAAGGAGGTGAGGCATCCATGATCTATAAACCACACGAGTACCAGAAGAATATGACGGGCAGGATCATCGACCAGGAGCACGTCGGTCTGTTTTTAGACATGGGTCTCTAGGCAAGACGGTGATCACCATGACCGCGATCGAGGAGCTGATCCACGAGCGCTTCTGCGTCAGCCGGGTCCTGGTGATCGCGCCGAAGCGGGTCGCGGAGGACACCTGGACAAGGGAGGCCGCGAAGTGGGACCACCTGCAGGGGCTGACCATCTCACCGGTCCTGGGGACGGCAGCGCAGAGGACCGCGGCGCTGGATGCGGATGCAGATCTGTACGTGATCGGGCGCGACAACGTGGTCTGGCTGGTCGATCTTCTGCAAAAACGGCGCCGCGGCTGGCCTTTTGACATGATAGTGATCGACGAACTGAGCTCTTTCAAGAACCCGCAGGCGAAGCGGTTCCGGGCCCTGCGCAAGGCAGTCCCGTGCGCGAGCCGCGTGGTGGGCCTTACCGGAACGCCTAGCCCGAACGGTCTGATGGATCTGTGGGCGGAGGTCTATTTACTGGACCAGGGCGAGAGACTGGGCCGCACGATCGGACGGTATCGCGACGACTACTTCCGGCCCGGGATGCGAAACGGCTACACGGTGTACAAGTGGGAGCCGCGGAAGGGAGCCGCCGAAGAGATCCGGAAGCGGATCAGCGACATCTGCGTAAGCATGAGCGCCGCCGACTACCTGCAGCTTCCGGAGAGGATCGACAACGTGATCCCGGTCAAGCTGACGGAGGCAGAGCGGAAGATCTACGAGGAGATGGAGCAGGACCAGCTGCTGCAGCTGGGGGAAGACGAGACGGTCGTTGCCCTGAACGCTGCCGCGGTCATGTCAAAGCTCCTGCAGATCGCGAACGGCTGCGTCTATACCGAGAGCGGCGCTTATGCGATGATCCATGAGCGGAAAGCGGAAGCGCTGGAAGAGATCGTCGACACGACGGCAGAGCCGGTCCTGGTCTTCTACAGCTTCCGGCACGATCTGGTCGCAATCCGGAAGAGGATCCCCGAGGCGAAGACGCTGGACGGTCCGGATGACATCGCAGCATGGAACCGCGGAGAGATCCGGGTCCTCCTGGCGCATCCGGCGTCGGTGGGCTACGGCCTCAACCTGCAGGAAGGCGGCCACGTGATCGTCTGGTACGGGCTTACGTGGTCACTCGAGTTATATCAGCAGGCGAACGCAAGGTTGTACAGGCAGGGGCAGGAGAAGCCGGTGATTGTGCACCACCTGATCGCGGAGGGGACAGTCGACGAGCAGGTGATGAAGGCCCTGCAGGCAAAAGATATGAGCCAGGCGGCACTTCTGGCCGCCTTAAAAGAGAGGAGCGGAAAATGAGCGACGGAATGATGATGATCATTGGAGACGATGGAGTCGCGAGATTATATAACGACGAGTACGACATCACGATCCACTGCGAGAGCAAAGAGGAGCAGGATCGCGTTTGGAATATGCTGACGCGGCGGTGGATACCGTGCGAAAAGCGGCCTCCGGATGTAGGGAGAAGAGTTTTATGCCAGTGCAGAGCGGGCATAATGGACATTCTGCAGAGGGAGCAGAACGGGAGCTGGGTCGCGGATGTGGGAACCCATTACTGCAGCGGCTTCGTGATCGCCTGGATGGAGCTGCCGATGCAATACACAGGGGAAGACGTTCCGGCAGAGCAGCAGCTGCAGAGCGAACCGGAGAAGGAGGCGGACCAATGAGCGAGATCGGACGGACAAGGTCAACTTACGAGAAGGCAAAGCAGGAGATGAAGGCGTACGAGAAAAGCCAGGAAAAGCAGAAGCGGGTGCAGAACGTGAGGACCAGCAGCGGCGTCCGCTTCGGATATGAGAAGAAGGGAGGCAGGACTTGAGAAGCATAGACGGCATACCGGATCCGGCGATGATGGAGGGCCTTGCGGAAGATGCCTCTGAGCTCGCGCAGGCGGCCCTGAAAGTGGCCCGCGTGCTCCGGGCGGAAAACCCCACGCCAATGAACATAAAGATCGCCCTGGGCCATTTTACGGAGGAAACGGCCGATGTCCTGCTGTATCTGCAGGAGGTCCGCAGCCGGTACGGGATCTCGCTGCAGGTGATCAGCGACATCATGACGGAAAAGAAGAACAGATGGAACGAAAGGATGAAGGAATGAAGACAGAGACGATCAAGATCAAGGACCTCAGGCCCTACGAAAAGAACGCCAGGAAGCACGAGGCGGCCGACGTGGCCGCCATCGCGAAAAGCATCGAGGCCTTCGGCTTCCGGGATCCTGTTGGCGTCTGGGGGCCGAATAATATCATCGTTGAGGGGCACGGGCGCGTTATGGCCGCGAAGCAGCTCGGCATGACCGAGGTCCCGTGCATCCGGCTTGATGATCTGACGGACGAGCAGCGCAGGGCCTACGCGCTGGCGCACAACAAGACCGCGGAGCTCTCGAGTTGGGACGCGGACCTGCTGCCGTTGGAGCTGCAGGATCTCCCGACCTACGACATGACAGACTTCGGCTTCCGGATGGACGCGGTCACTGACAGTTGGTTCGAAGAGCACGAGCGGATGGACGGCAGCAGGCAGGAGGGCAACGACGAGTACAACGAGTTTCTGGACAAGTTTGAGATCAAAAAGACGACGGACGACTGCTACACGCCGGACCTCGTGTATGAGGCCGTCGCGGACTGGGTGGCGAGCGAGTACGGCGTGAAGAGGCAGCAGATGGTCCGGCCCTTCTATCCCGGCGGTGACTATCAGAAGGAGCAATATCCGAAGGGCGCCGTCGTCGTCGACAATCCGCCGTTCTCAATCCTGGCGGAGATCCTGAACTGGTACAGCGACCGCGGAATCCGCTTTTTCCTTTTCGCTCCGACGCTGACCCTGTTCTCTTCCAGCTCGGCGCTGTGCTGCGCGATCCCGACGGGAGCCGCGGTCGTGTACGAAAACGGCGCAAGCGTGAATACGTCGTTCCTGACCAATCTGGAGGACCCGATGCTCCGGATCCGCACGGCTCCGACGCTGTACAAGGCCGTGCAGGAAGCAAGCGACGAGGCCAGGAAAGAACGGACGAAGGAGCTGCCGAAGTACGAGTACCCGAGCGAAGTTATCACTGCGGCCATGGTCGCGCGCTGGAGCAAATACGGGATCGACTTCCGGCTTCCAGTCGCGGAGAGCGAGCCGATCAGCGCACTGGACGCGCAGAAGGAGCTCGGGAAGGCAATCTACGGAAAGGGTTACCTTATCAGCGAACGGGCAGCGGTTGAGGCATCCCTGGCAGCGGTTGAGGCGTCCCGGGCAGCGGCAGAGCGTCCTGTTGAAGAGGGCGATCATCAGATCTGGGAGCTATCAGAGAGAGAGAGAGGGCCATTGTGCAGAGTTTAGGGAGGGAAGAAGATGACGATTTCTGAAACGTACGCTTTTCTGGATGGCATCCGCAGGACCGAAGCGGAGATCGTGAAGAAGCAGCTCCAGCACGACGAGCTCCAGAGCTGCCTGCTGCCGCGGGCGATCACTTACGACGGTGACCACGTGCAGACCTCTCCGGACGATGTGATGAGCAAGATCGCTGCGAAGGTCGTCGACATGGAGAGGGAGATCAGGGACCTGCGGGCGGAGAAGGCTCGCCTGATCGTTGACATCAACACCGCGATCTCGATGCTGGAGAGTGACACGGAACAGATGATCCTCCTGGGCTTTTATGTTGGTCGGCTTCCGGCGCCGCGCATAGCTGAGATCGTGCACTACTCGGTCCGGGGCGTCTACAAAGCAAAGGCGCGCGCCGTCCGGCATCTGGCCGAAAAGTGTGCACAAAGTTCAGTGCCTGACCGTGATAGTATGTATAGTGAGCCGGATGGAAGAGAGGAGTGAGGCCTCTCTGCCGTCTCTCTTACTCATTGATGGGCCCTACCCCGAAGGGCCCTCTTTTTATGCCTGGAGGTCTCATGTCCCGAAAATATGATCGATGGCTGACCGAAGAGGGCCTGCTGAAGATCACCGGCTGGGCACGAGACGGCCTCATCGACAAACAGATCGCCCACAACATGGGCGTCTCCTATACATCCCTGAGGGAATGGAAGAACCAGTTCCCGGCCATCGCGGAAGCGCTGCGCAAAGGGAAGGAGGTCGTCGATCGTGAAGTTGAGAACGCCCTTTTCAAGAGCGCGATCGGCTATACGCAGACGATCCGGAAGCCGGTCAAGGTCCGCGACGTCGAGTATGATCCGGAGACTGGCAGGAAGGTCCGGGAGGTCGAGCGCTGGGTGGCGGTTGAAGAAGAGATCCATGTTCCGCCGCAGGTGACGGCGCAGATCTTCTGGCTGAAGAACAGGAAGCCCGACCAGTGGCGAGAGAAGAACGACCTGACGCTGACGCCTTCGAATGGCGTCCTGGAATCCCTGATCGATCTCGAAAGGGGCAAGAAGTGAGCGCGGTCACATGGAGCCCGAAGCAGATCGAACTGATCATGGCTCCCTTCGATCACACGCTCGACTGGATGGAAGGCACACCGAGATCGGGGAAGACGACGGCAGCGACGGCCCGCTTCACGCGGCACCTGATAAGCTGCCGGGACGTCAATCACCTCGTCACGGCCTACAGCGCGGAGCAGGCCTACCGTCTGATCATTGACGGCGACGGCTTCGGCCTGATCCATAACTTCGCCGGCTACGTTAAGCCCTCGCACGACGACGAGGGTGCGCACCTGCTGATCACGCTGCCGGAGAGCCGCTACGGCGCCGAGAGAAACGTCCGGAAGGTGTACTGGAAGGGCGGCGGCAAAGCGGACAGCCACAAGAGTATCACCGGCATGAGCCTCGGGTCCGTCTACTTTTGCGAGATTAATCTCCTGCATATGACGATGATCCAGGAGTGCCTGCGCCGAACCTACGCGGCGAAAGACCGCTGGCACATTGCAGACTGTAACCCGCCGGCGCCGCAGGATCCCGTGATCAAGGAGGTCCTGCAGGTCCAGGACTGCCGTTTTATGCACTGGACCTGCGCGGACAATCCGATCCTGACGCCGAAGCGCCTGGAGGAGATCCGCGAAGCCTGCAGCAAGTCGACGTTCCTATGGAAGCGTGACTGGCTCGGGGAGCGAACGATCCCGCAGGGCGTCATTTATTGGATGTTTGACACGAACAGACACATCCTTGACCGGATCCCGGAAGGGCTGGCGAAGGTCGAGATGTATTTCGCAGGCGATGGAGGCGCGACAGACGCGACCTCGATCGGGTGCTACGTGGTCGCCATGATGGAAAACCGGCAGTACAGGCTCTTCCGCGTGGGGAACTGGCACTACGACGGCGGGCAGATGGCAATGAGCGATCAGGCGCGCCATATATGCGGCGAGTTCATCCAGGCAATGCGGCAGAAGACGGGGATGCGCGAGAGCTGCATCATGATCGACCCGGCCTGCAAGGCCCTCCGCCTTGAGATTGATAAGCTGGGCTATGCGACAACTAAGGCCGATAACAACGGCCACGATATAAAAGGGACCAGCAAGGGCATCAAGGTCGGCATCGAGGAGCTGCAGAACGCGATCATCGACGGCCGCTTCTACCTGGTCGACGATCCGCGCTACGGCGTCGAGCCAATCATCAAGGAGCTCGGCCTTTATTGCGTGGACGACAACGGCGAGCCGGTCGACGCGTACAACCACACGCTGGACGAGGCCCGCTACGCCCACAACTACTTCGCGAAGACGTACGGGTACTGGTGAGATGTTTGAGAGGATAAAGAAAGCAATGCAGGACGCACTGACAAGGGCCGGCGCCTCGGCGCAGCTCGGGAAGGAATACAAGAGCATTTTCGACCTGGAGGGCGTTCCTGCCTTCAATCAGTTTTACAACTTTGGGATCTTCCCGTGGAAGTACATTTATAAGGGCTTTTACAAGCCCTGGCACGTGGTCGCCGCTCCGACGATCGCGAACCCGGACGCCAAGCGGAACCTGTCATACCTGAGCCTCGCAAAGGCCGTCTGTGCTGAGCTGGCGGGCATGGTCTGGACGGACCAGTGCTCTGTCGACGTCTCAATGGACGGCTTCGAGGGCGAGGATGATCCTCTCTGCGACTTCGTGCACGAGGTCCTGGAGAAGAACAACTTCGGGCAGAAAATGCAGGAGCTGATCGAGCAGGGCGCGGCCCTCGGCGGCGCAGCCATGAAGGTCTGGAGGGAAGCAAAGCACGACGAGAACGGGAACGAGATCGAAGGCACCGGCAGGATCCGGCTGGGCTATGCTATGGCGGACCAGTTCGTCCCGATTGCGTGGGACAACGCAACGGTGAGCGAGGGCATCTTCGTCTCGCGGCAGGCAAAGGACGGCTACTACTACACGCGCCTCGAGTGGCACAAGTGGGACGGCGTGACCTACGTCATCACGAACGAGCTCTTCCGGGCTGAGATGAAGAAGGGCGGCACCGGCGAGGCGCAGGACATCCTCGGCTTCCGGTATCCGCTCTCTGCGATCTATCCGTACCTTGACGAGGAGACACGCGTCAACGTGGAGGAGTCGCTCTTCAGCTACTTCCGGACGCCGATCGCCAACAACATCGACGACAACAGCCCGCTCGGCGTATCCATGTACGCGAACGCGCTGGAGACGCTGCACGCGATCGATATTTGCTTCGATAGCTTCGTCCGGGAGTTCCGTCTGGGCAAGAAGAGGATCATCGTCCCGGCGAGAATGATCCGGACCGTTCCGGATCCTCTGACCGGCCGGCAGGTCCGTTACTTCGACGCGAACGACGAGACCTACGAGGCCCTGAGCACGGACGACCCTGACAGCCTGAAGATCCAGGACAACTCCGTCGAGCTGCGCGTGGAGGAGCACGTCGCGGCCCTGAACGCCTTCTTGAATATCTTCTGCCTGCAGGTCGGCCTCTCCGCGGGGACCTTTTCCTTCGATGCGCATGACGGCCTGAAGACCGCGACGGAGGTCGTCTCCGAGAACTCGAAGACCTACAAGACCGTTAAGAGCTACCAGAACCAGATCACGCCAGCGATCAAGCGGATCGTGGACGCGATCATCACGGTCGCGCGGCTGTATGACATGGACTACGAAGGCCAGAAGATTGAGGCCCTTGCCTCCCGTGGCTACGAGGTGACTGTGAGCCTTGACGACGGGATCACCCAGGACCGGCAGACCAACATCAACGAGGGCATCACCCTCGTCGGTGCCGGTCTCATGAGCAAGAAGACATTCCTGACAGATCCGAAGTACGGCCAGAACCTGACCGAGGAGGACGCAGACGCGGAGCTCCAGCGGATCGCGCAGGAGAACAGCGTCACGCTCCCGCGCCTTGACGTGATGGACTACAACGGAGCGGAATGATACGAACGAAAGCAGCTGCCCGGGTAAGCTGTGAGTAGCAGATCG